CACCGCGCCGCCCGAGCCCTCATGAAATCACAGAGCGGTGTCGATGACTTCGAAGCGCTTGACGACGAGATGCAGGCGAGCTTGCTGGATGATGTGCGGGCGGTTGTTCAAGCGCTCTGGGAGCCAAGCGATGCGATGATCGCGGCGGCTCAAGACAACGTGACGATCAATCACCCGGCAGACGTGTGGCCGGCGATGGTTGATGCTGCGCTGACGGAGTGAGGGCAGCTACAACACATCATCCAGCTTCGTAGCAGCCCCACCAGTCCGCTTATCGATCGCCTTCTTAGCCAGGCCATCCAAGCCCTCTGCTATGACCGCTGCCTTGCGCTTGCCGAGGACAGGCTTGAGGATGCCACGTAGGAGCTTGCGGATCATGGCTGGGGCTCCGAACCCTTGAGCGAGATCACCTCGTTGGGCACGCGAGGATCGGCCGCGACGGTGGCAAGCTGCTTGGCGCGATGCCGGGTCTTGATCTGCCCCCACACAAACGCACCAGCTGCCATCAGCAGCCCGAGGGCCGAGATGAAGTCGCTCGACTGCATGTAGGCGATGAAGCCCGCCAGATCGCGCTTACCGACGAAACCGGCGAGGGCGCTGACGACGCCAATGCAGAGCAGGATCGTGCGGACGGCGGACGCGGCCTGGTCCGTGGTAGGCGTGGGGTTCGCCTGCATGGGGGGTGTTTCATTGTCGGTCATACTTCACCTCGATACAGCCGAGCCTCTTCAGTGCGGCGCTTCGTCAGGCCGGACATCACGCGCCCGCCTGCCCTGTTCCATTTGGCGAACTCGGCGGCGGCACCAGCATAGTCGCCGCGCAGATGCTTCTTCAGCAGCGTGGAATCACCAAGCCCTTCCGCGATGTCGTCGGCGTCGATGTCGGGCCCAACATTGTAGGCCAGCGACAGCATCGCATCGAACTGCTCCTGCGTGGTGGGAGCGTTGCCGATCAGCTTGCAGACATCAGCGGCGAACTCCTCCACATGGCTCGCGAAGCGCTCCTGTGCCTGCTGACGCGTCCATACGGTACCCTTGCGAATATCAGGTCCAGTTGACCCCCACCCGATGGTCCAAGGCGCTCCACCAGTTGCCGGATCGGGATATGCTCGCACGCGCCCGTCGCCCAGGTCGTCGGCATAGCCTTCCCACTTCTTGATCAGGGCCTCGCCTTTGGGGCCTAGCGTGCGCGTGTTGCCCTCTCGCGCCGCGCCAAGAGCGTCCAGGATGTTGTGCAAGGCCACCATGTTGCCCGGATCGTTGAATACGCCAGGCGGGGCGATCTTGCGGACGGCTTCAAATACGGGGGTGCGGGGGTCCATTAGGGCTTTCCTCCTACGATGCCTTCAATCTTGCGCTCGCCGTGGTCTATGGTCGCCTCAACCTTGGTTGGCGCGACGGGAGGGGCGGGCACGAAGCCGGCAGAACGCCCGTAAAGCCACAGGACCGACGCAGCGCTGAAGAGCATGGCGAGGAAGGGCGCCCACGACTTGATAGCCCCCAGCAGCCCCAGCGCACCATCGCGGCGGTCTTTGTCACTCTCCAAGGCGTCAACGCGAATGCTGAGTGCGACTGTGGAAGCTTTCATCGCCACAAGCTCGTCGCCCACTTTGTTCTCTTCCAGGCGCGCTAGGCGAACTAGCATGTCAATCTGGGTCTTCTGAAGGTCGGCCATGTTCGTCGCCATTTGCCGAACGCTGTCCGCCAAGTTCTTGATTACATCGTATTGGAAGCGAGTGTCCGCCTCGGCAGAGATCACGCGGTCAGGCATCACTCGCGCCTTTCGTGGCTGTCAGGCATCAGCTCGTTCTCTCGATCATAGGGCGGTGGGGGTCATGGGTGTCAGGCGAGCAGAAGGTTCGCATGCGGAACCGCCCAATCCGCGTTACCCAGCGCCGTGGAGTGTACGATGTCGAAATAGTACCCAAGATCACTACTGACCGAGTGGCTCTCCCACCTCGCCGCCATGTCGATCAGTGGGCAAGCGAGATCCTTGGCAACCGACCGGACTACAGCATCATACTGCGCTTGAATGGCTAGTGCCTGTCGTGACGAGGAACTTGGTATCGGCACCATTAACGCCGCGTCTCCGGTCTCCCGAACTTTCGCCACCAGCGCGCGCAAGTTGGTCTCGTAGGTGGCTAGAGGGACAGGCCCGTAGGATGGAGTACGGTCGTTGATCCCTAGACCGATGATGCCGAGATCAAGGGCCAATCCCGGCAGCACATTAAAAGCGCGAATGTAAGAACTTGCGTCCGTCCAGTCCTCAGTCGTGGACGACCCAAGCCCAAGGTTGAGAACCTCTACAGCGGGCTTTGTGCTATCATAGGCAATCGCCCCAACGATGTTGAGATTACCGCCGCCTGTGCGCGCGATCGAAAGCGTGTGAGTGCCGGGCGACCCTGCGTTGATCGTCACCTTCTGCATACTCGATGCCCCATTGGCATCGACTGCCGTAGCCGCGCCCCCGTCCACGCTAAGGTTGAATTGCGCCAAGCCGGGCGCTCGCGCGTAATACACATCGAACCTGTCGATGGTCTCTGCCGGGGTCCATGTGGTCGAGCTGGTTACGCTTGTCCCGGCAAGAAACGTCTGGCCACCTATAGATAGCGAAGCAAACGTCCATCCCGCCCCCATCACTACCTCGGGGTTGTAGCTGGCGTATGCGGCCGGAGTGGCGGAAGTTTTATCAGAACACCCGAAGATGCTTGAGTAGCGCGCGTTGAGCCCGCGCCCCTTGAGGATGTCGCGGACATAAGCGCTGAAAGCCTTTTGGCGCGGACCGGGCACACTCATGGCGGTAGTGCTATCGCCAATGTAGCCCACCCGAGCATTGCCAAGCCCCGCCCGCACATTGGCACGCGCCTTGCGCCACTTTCGAAGGTTTATGGGCGTGCCAAGTCCGCCAAAATCGAGAAAGTCCGCGCGCGCCGCCGCCGAACCTACGAGCCCGTCTGCTTTGACGCCGGTGCCGGTGGCGAGCTGGCTACCAGGCAAGACAGAAGCGGCAGCTGGACTGGACGGCCTGTAATCGGATGCAAGCTCGGTGCGATCGTCAGCGACACCAGTCGCCTTTAGAAACGCCTCATCGCTGCCTGTGTAGAGCGTGCTGACTGCTTGCCCGTTATAAGGCTGGAGAAGGCGAACGGTCATTTCTCAGGGCTCCAATGCGATGAGGTGGAGGGTGGCTGCAATCGGCGTTGGGTTGATCGAGAGCGCACCAGTGACCAGTGACAGGAGGCCGGACGAAACACGGTTGATCTGGAAGGTGCACTGCATGTTCGAGGGCGCGCCGACGATCTGCACGTTGAACAGGTCGGTTGTTCCATTAGGCACCTGGACGATGCCAGAAACCACCGGGACCACGCCTACTGCGAACGCCGTGGGATAGGTCCACACGTAAGTGGTGCCAGCGCTTGCCATGATGATGATCTGCTTGCGCGCCTTGCTAGCGTGAGTGTGATCCTCGCGCGCGTACTTAGTCCCGGATCCCACCTGCCCATTATCCTGTACGCCCGAAGGCATTGTGGTTGCCGGCTGCGGGATGTTCAGGCTCTGCGCCGTCACCGGAGGGTAAGACACATCACTCATCAGAACGTCTCGATATAGCTCAGCGACTGGGCGGCAGTGGGGGAGGTGGCGTAGACCGCAGCGGATGTCGGGATCGTCACTGAGGCGCCCACCGTTCCGGCGATGCCGAAGCCAGTGGTCGCGCCGGTCGTATTAGCCGCCGCTACGAAGAACACAGGTTGGGATCCGGTAAGATTGCTGATCGTAACCGATCGGCGCCCCGCCCGGGCAGGAACGATAAGCGCGGCATTCGCGGGCGAGACCGACGAAGCGTTTTGGCCTGTCGCAAAGGCGTCAGACCCAACCGATTTCTCGAAGGTAGGATTGGCAGAGGTGCCCTTTTCGATGCCGTTCGAAACGCCACTGACAAACAGCGGATCGCTGGCAGAATTGCCAATACCTGAGCGCACGTGCGCCTCCTTAAAATGAGCGGGGCGACCCAAGAGCCGCCCCTAAGCCGATCAGAGTTCGGTCAAGTTCGTGATGTCGTTGGTGTAGC